CATGACATATATGTTTATTTATTGTGTGGGTGGAGCTGCTTCTGGTGTAGCTTCTGCCGCTGGTGCTACTTCAGCAGGTGCTCCTTCCGGTGCAGCCTCACCGCCAGTTGCAGCTGGACCGCCCGTGAATCCTGGTGGTACCCCACCTCCACCTCCACCTCCTCCACCTCCACCCCCACCTACTGCTTCACCACCACCGCCGCCACCAGCAGCGGCCATAGCATTTTGTTGCCAATTTGGTCCCCCAGCTTCAATTTGAGCTAACTCCCATGAGAATGCTTTATCTTTACGTAAGAATTCACGATTTGCTTTGATATCTAAATCGTTCCAATTCATAAACTTCTTAAGAGCATACGTCGGTGAAATATTTGCATTTTGTGAAATATTGTTATAGTTAGTCACTTTTTGTTCAAGTTTTTGTGATTCTCTTAGTTCATAGAAATTAGTAGGTACATTAAACTTGATATCAATATACTGTTCTTTTAAATTATATTGCTTCCATAAACCTTTTAATTGTAAATGTGTAATAAATCCATTTTTAATACCTTCCGCAAACTGTTGTTGTATACGAATAATAAATCTTGCGAATTTTAATTCTTCACGTAACATATCTGCACCGTCACGGAATGCATCATCTGGGTCTAATCGAGTTGTCGGTACCTTTAATGATTTGTATAATTTTTTAACAAAATACATTAAATCTGTTAATTCACCAAGATTTTGTCCACCAGCTAATTGAATAACATCTGTACCTTCCGATCCTGTACGCTTTGCAAACCAAAAGCTATCCAACATTGACTGTGGATTAGATTTTTGTACTGGACCACTCTGATTAACATCGAATGTTTTACTTGACCAATATTGCTGCATCAATTTACGTAAATATGCTTCAGCTTTGGGTGCTGGCATATTACCCACATCAACTTTAAACACCAACCGTTCTGGAGCACGAACTAACCGATAAATTACAATTGAATCTTCAATCATACTCAATTGCCGATATGCACGACGACAATTTTCTAAAAACGGTAGTCTCATCGTTTTATTTTCATTCCACGTATGTGAATTAACATACGTGATTTGATTTTTATCCATTGGGATATATTCAGTACCAACTTGCTTTAGTGGGTTGTTTGGATCAAATTTTGGTTTACGATATAAGAAACCTTTGACCATTATATTTTGTATATTTGAATATACTGGGTCAATTAATTCCGTCGGAACTTGTATAATGCCAAGTATACCTTCTTCAGTATGATCTTTATGTATAATATGTTCCCAATAAACTTCACCTTCTACAAGTAACTGTCTAAAATACTCCCAACCTTTATGTTCAAAATCAAAATATTGAATGTACCTATTAAATTCATTCAACAACAATTGTTTTTCTGTATCTTTTAAATCAATATCTCTTGAATTTAATTCAGCACAATATCCATTTTGATTGATATTAATTGTTTCATCACAAATTTCATCTAAAGCATCAGCTACTTCAGCAAATGCCGCCATTACTCTATAATCACGTATGCGTGCTGGTTTATCCTTTTGGATATTTGCATACATAATATCATTATATCTACGGTCAGATGACATTTGACCCATAGATTGATTATTGTAATCAGATGATTGGGTTATAGAATTTCGTGATAATGCTTCAGCACGATGTGAACCTATTTCATCAAAATATTTGTATTTGGGGTTAAGAGAGTCAGTTACACTCGCTATTGTAGCCCCGGAATATGGCAATTTTTGCGAAATGTAATTCATTAACTCTCTTCCAAAAGTAGAAGATCTACCGTCATCAGCAACGTTGTTCATTATGTGTATTTATTTTATCTGATCAGAATAACTACTGCTTACTCAATTGAATTCCGGCATTTTTTGTAGAATCCCACCCCGCTTGGTTGATTACAACGATATCAAAATTACCATTTGCTGTTAATGCTGGCAATGTTAATGAAATAATATTCGGTGTAAGTAAGTTGTAATTTGTTGTTGGTAAAATATAACCTGATACAGTTGGGTAATGTGCAAATTGTAAACTTGTTAAGTTTTGATAAAAATTTGTTACATTACTACTTAGTAATATTGAAGTTGTATATTGCAACATTTTACCTTGCAATGTTATTAAACCACCACTATTGTTTTTAGTTATAGTTAAATTATTTTCAACTGCATACGGATTGTTTAAAAATGCAAAATAAAGATAACTTAATTGAGGTGCAGCTGAAATACTAATTGTTTCAGAATTACTTGATAACGCAACATTATATGCTGATAATGAATTATATTCATCATATCCAGTAAATTTACCTGTATTACCAAATCCAGTAACTGCATAAAAATTACTATTAATAAAGAAAATATTTTTATATGGGTCATTTGGTACATCTGGAAACAACCAACCTTTGATTGTAAAACTAGTTTCAGCATTAATCCGTGGTTTTGTGTTAGCTGCTTGTTCAAGTGGATAATCTAACGAAATATTACCATTCCATAGTACTTCTGATCGAATTTCTTGTATATAACCTATACCGAACTCTTCAGGTAATTTCCATGAAATGATAATATACGGGTTACTATATGGTATAAAATTTGATAAAATTTGATCCATATCAGTTTGATATTCAGTTAATATAGACATGTTAACTGTTATATTAACTGGCACTGGCATCCCAACTTGCCTTGTATACTTTACATCTTGTTTGTTGTAATTGGTAGTCTCTGAATGATAAAACCCTTCAAGTTTATTGAATACTCTTGTTTCGTCTCTCGAAATAGTGGTAATATTAACAGCAATAACAGGTAACGTTAAATTTTGTGCTTTATTAACTATATCAAATAATACTTTTTCTTTAGGTGAATAAACATACCGTACATTTATTTTTGATTTTTCAACACGATTTTTATCGAACCGTCCAATAACAACATCATCAAATGCTGCTACAAACTGAATCAGCATATCTTTCAGTTCAAAGTAAAAAGGTCGTTTAATCATTTCGTCTAATTATATTTAGACGAATCTATCAATGAAATACGTAGGAAGTTTAGATTTATTAGATAATATAGCATCATACACACAACCATCTAAGATATAAGTTGTACAATAATCGTCTTTCGATCTTACCCCACGACCACAAGCTTGTATTAAGTTTGTTAACATTTTATCTAAATACCATGTTGGATCAAGTTTGAATAATTTTTTAATACGTTCATTACCTAATGGTAAATAAGCAGCTTTTACAATAATTTGAAATCTAGCAAGATCATCTTTTAAATCTACACCGAAACTTAAAGATGGACTTACTAAAATTGTATTATTTGGTGACTCAGCATGTAATTTAACAATGTATTCATTATCTTGCCCTGGTTCTCTAAAAATAAATCTCGGATCATTCCCAACTTTTTCTTTAATAAAATCAGTAATTTCCATTGTATGTGTATGTATTATACCCTTTTCATTTTTATGTGTTGCACAAATTTGCTTGATTTGTTCTGTTACCCATGGTAATGAAGGTTTTAATGTCTTGTAATTAAGTCTTACTTTATTTGAAACATATATTGGTGCTTTTTTAGGATCAAAAACTGATTTTGATTCAATGTATTCATAGTTTGTTATACCTAAAGTTTTTGCAAAATTATGTGGATCAATAATAGTTGCTGACATCAGTAATATTTTATCACCATGTTCAAAAATATATTTAGATAATGTATCAACTTTCAATGGTGTTAACATATACCCGTCTTTATCTTTTTCTATCAAATACTCACATTTATCCCAGGTTTCTAATGTCATCTTAAGTGACATCATTAAATTTTTAAACAATGAGTATCGCTGTCTATCAGCCATAGAAACATCGCCTTTACGTCGATTTAATGTGTTTTTCAATTTACCGACTTCATCTTCTAACGACGACATCAAACCAATCAACCAGGTTCTAAATTTTTTATAATCATTGATTGGTGGTGTCTTATTATAATCTAAACGTTTAAGTATTTTGGAATTAATATGTCTTGAAAACCGTTTAACAAACTCATCTTCTAATTCAGATGCTTCATCACAAATTAAAAATTCACGTTTTTTAACATGATCTGGCAATGCCATGAACATACTGTAATTAAAAATATTAAATTTATTAATTAATGCATCTCTACGTGCATTGTAATACAAACATTTATTTTTAGTTAAACATTCATCTTTTAATTTGGAAAGAAACACACAAGGTGCCATTTCAACATTATATTCTGTATCAACCTGACAAATATAATTGGTTTTACCTTTTAATATATCACTGTCTGTGAAAAGTTGATTGTATTGATTTTGAAGATTTTTTGTAATTGTTAATGCTGTTGCACCAAATTTTGGTTGTGAATTACAAGTATCTTCGTTTACATATGATCCAAATTGATCTTGATCGAATGCGGAATGTGTTTTAATTAAATCAACAAACAGTTCAGATGGTGAATTACTTTGATTGCTTAATGTTTTTGATAAAAATGATTTGCCGGATCCAGTCGGTGCACTACAAATTACAAATTTTTTGCCACTTTTAAATGCTTTATCAATTGCTGTTAATAATTCCTGCTGTTGCGGTAATGGATTATAGTTTTTAGGAAAGAAATCAATAATATTCGACATTTTATTTATTGTATATCAAAAAAATAAAAAATCAATTTATTTATTATCTTCAACAATATTCAACTTTACATTATGCAGTTTATTTGCCTTGGTGGTTATATTTTTTAATTTAAAA